TTTAAAAACACTCAATCGCGCGGCGACACTCCGCTCACCATGGCGATAAGAAAGCGCGACTTCCCCGTGAACCAGAAAGAAGTCGCGAGACGTCGCGCCGAAGTCATCATGAACAACATTCTCAACGGGTATTCTGGGTACGAGCCCAAAAACATCACACAACGGGAACGCAATCTCTTTTTCAACATTCGAAATCGCAGCAACAACAACTCGAAGAAGCGCGTGCTCACCGACGCACAAGTCTCAAAGGTTCTTCAAAAGTATAGTAAAAATTACAAGCAATTCTTGCGTCAACAAAAAACGAATTAGACTAGACTTTAATCACATTCACTGGACGTTCCGTCCGTATGATCGCTAATCCCATGCGAAGGATGTTCCTCGTCGTGTTACTCGCGACCACGACAGTGCTGTGATCGATGTGTGCGCGAGAGTTCGCCCTGTGCTTATTCAACACCGATCGCATACCCAACAGCCTTCGCAATGAGACATTTCGACACTGACGAATGTCGAACACGAAATTGATTTTATTAGAACCACACCGTTTCCACGAATCTGAGAAATACCTGTCGAGGTCGTCCGGTGTCGTGTAATCGGTGACACTGATTCGGACAGGGATGACGTGCATTATTATTAAAACGGGAATTGAAATTCGGCAAATCTCATCTGCCTCTGCTGATCCGCCACGCACGCCGCACACGTCGGTGAGAACGGGATGTCTGGACTATGCGTATGTGCGCTCTGAAGGATCACGGGCGTCGTGCACCTCCTCTGCTGGCAGTGCTTCGCACAATACCCCTCTATCGTCGCCTTGTTCTTACACCGCACCCCATCCCTCTTCAACCCCTGACACAACGGCTCCTTTTCAAGGATCGCGTTCAAATCCTTGTACAACTCCGACCTCGATATTCCATGTTTTCGAGAGATGATGTCTATGTAGACCGACAGTTTCTTCTCAACCTTTATGTCCACCTGATCCGTGATCAACTGTGCGACTTGATTAAGGACGCCATCCATGTGTTCTACTTATTCATGTTGGTGGCATAATTTTTAAATAGCGTGGAGATTGCATTTTTTTCCACGTCCGTGGGTTCGGTGCCTTGCTTCTTTTTTTCGCGCGCGGTTTTTGGTCTGTGTTGACCTCGGATTTCCCCGAAGATTTCACGCTTCGCGTCGCCCTCGACGAGCGGTTCGAGCAAATCCGACACCGGCGTCGAAAACTTGTTCTCAAAGTAGTGAAAGTAATCGATGGGTAGCTCGTGTTGCTCCACGTACGCGGGATCTTCACTCTTTTCGAACGCCTTCGCCCTCGGATTTTCCGAGCGCACGATGAGGTATTGCACTCGATCACCCGTCTGTGGTTCCGACCCGGGTCGTCGCTCCCGCATCTTTCGCATGACGGCGACGTGTGCCTGGTTGATGTGCAAACTTTTCAACTCATCCGTCACCGACACGGGCTCACCCTTGACCTTGTAACTTTCACTGAGCGTCTGACTCAGCATGAGTTCGGGGGTCGGCACCTCGCCCGTGAGCAGGCTGATCGCGCGCTCGCGCGCCAAATCGATCGCGGGTTGGGGGTCGGACGAGTTCAGGATCACGTCCAGGAGTTCTCGACACACGCCCCGACAGTGCTTGGTGGTGTCTCGACGAACCAACGACAGACCTTTGATGTCGATCTTTTTGAATTCAACCTTCCCGGATTTGCCCATCTCGTACATTTTCGCCGCGTACCGCTTCTTCGAGTAGAGTAAGAATGGGTGATAAATCTTCTCCAACTCCAGATCGTTCGGCGCTCGAAACAGTTTAGTCGCCCCCGCGGATGCCTGTTCACCCAAAGTCCACGAGTACTCGATGGCGTCCATGCCCGTTCGACCTTGACAGTCAAATTCCACCATGACAGAGTCCGTATCTCCGTACCTCACGACGGCCCCTGGAAAATGTGCCTCGACGTAATTCTTCGTGTCCTCGATCATGGACCGACCCTTGGTCGTGACGGTCGCCGCGAGCGCCATGCAACCCTTGAACACGCACGGAAGAATGCCAACACTCGTTCCGGTCGCGCCGTACACGGAGTTCATGCTAATTTTCATCGCCAACTGTTTACCATCGAACACCTGCTTCATGAACCCTTCGGCGCACGCCATTTGTTTCTTTGCAGACTTGCGAAATTCTTTGAGTTCTAAGAGAATGCTCGGAAGGATGGAGGGCACGTTTTGTGCGTATCGCAGCGTGACACCGGCGACGTTGAATTCGTCGTACTCCACGCCCGGAAGGTTGTCGTACGTGTCATCCATGACGAGCGTGCTGTAACATATGTTGTGTGCCATCATGATGCTCGGGTACAGTGACGCAAAGTCCAGGGCGGTGATTGGGTTCTTGTAATACGCCCCTTTCTGTGCATCGAGCACCGTGGCACCGACGTACGATCCCGGATCGTCCTTGGTTCGAATGGTCTTCACGAGGAATCCGAGTTCTTTCGCCTTCTTGCACACCTGACTGAACACCTTGATTTGCTGTCCACGTTCGCACAGGTACGACAGTGGCACCCAGCACGCTTTCGCCATCTCCAGAAGGTTGACGTCGAGACACAGTCGCTTGCATATGCGATGTGGGAGCACGGTGTCCTTGACGCAGTACTCGGCGACTTCGGACATTTCACCGGGATTTTGGCGTTCGAACCTGGCGAACATTTCTCTCGCCGGCATGTCGATCTTGGAATCATTCAGGTACACGAGAGACACGTTGTTCAGCGAATACGAATCGAGTTTGTAGTTCTTCTTGACTTCTTGGAACATGTCGTACACGAACCGCCCTGGCATCGGGAACAATTTTAACACGTTATCACCCAGGGCCGAACTGCTCAGTTTTTTCTCCACGATTTTGCTCGAGAACCCTCGACGTCGACCGAGATTGAAAAATTTTGAACAGTTGGTCATGAGAGCTCGGGTGTAGAGATAGTCCAAATCGAACCCGAAAATGTTCCATCCCGTGACGACGTCGACGTTCTTCTCGTGTATGTAATCCCTGAACGCCGCCAACATCCCAGCTTCGGTGGTGAAGCTCTCCGTGTGCACGCCCGCCACCGCATCGGTTTGTCCATAGCAGAAGATCGCCTCGTCGTATGGCATGTCCGTGCCGATGTGACACAGTGTGACCCCGATTTGAAAGCACGCGTCTTCGCGAATCTGTGGGTTTGGAAATTTATGTGACTGACTGTACGCCTCGATGTCCACGCTCGCGATGACGAACGGCGCGACGTCGTCGCGTTGCACCGACTCGAGGTGTCGCCAATCATCCATCCACAGATCTATGTCCACGTGTGCGACGAAGGATGGATTTGTTCCTGTCTCAGCACGCGCCCATCCAGTGGCTTGAATATTTGTCTCGTGCATGAAACGTAAGACCGGGTCGAGGTTGGCTTCGAACGCCTCGACCTTCGGGAACTGGTCACGGATCTTCCAGTCCACCAGCCGACGAGCTCGGAGCGTCTGACAGTCCAGGCGCACGAATTTGGAAACCGCACCGTTCTGGAAGCCCCACATGTCTTTGCGATCGACGAATGCGTGTCCCACGAGGGCACCTTTACACTTCGACTCCAAGTTTCGAATGAACACGTGTGCGTCAGACGTCGACCAGTCGTTCGGGAACTTGATGAAGAAGTACGGTGTGTACGCCGTCGTGACACAGACGGATTTGCCATCGTCCGTCTTTCCATAGATCGATATCAGGTGCTTGTCGTCCTCGTCGCGATCGTCCCAGGCGATCACCTGGAAGGTCACCATGTGTGTGAAAGAATGACGCCTCTTTTTTTTATCTTATTAATAGTAATCAACATGAGTGCTTCGTTGGTCGACGTTATTTCTACGGGGGTACAGGATATACACTTGACCTCCAAACCTGAAATAAGTTACTGGCGCCAAGTGTACCGTAAATATACGAACTTTGCCGTGAACACCCAGAGAGTGGACTACATCGGCACCTTCGCGTCCTCGGCTGACATCGAGTGCGAGATCCCAGTGAAGGGTGACCTCTTGACGCACATTCACATCGAAGCCCCGCGCATCGGAACCGCAGGACAAAACTCGACGGGTCTGTTCTCGTCCAACGCCGCTCAGCGCCCGACGACGTTCGAGCTTTGGGTCGGTGGACAGATGATCTGCAGCCTCGATTCCCTCTACATCAACGGCGTGCACAACCTTCTCTACAACTCCACGGAAGCGAAGGCGTCCGGGGCGCAACTCACGGGCGAGACGCTCGAGAACGCGTACGGCGCGGAGTCTGGGTACGCCGATTGCTACACCATTCCGTTCTGGTTCAGTGACGACTGGACGAAAAGCCTTCCCCTGGTCTGCATGCAGTACACCTCGTTGAAACTTAAGATCAAGTGTCGCGATGGATTCACCCCGCGGGCGACGCCGAAGATTTATTGCACGTACGCGACGTTGGACACCGACGAACGCGCGTGGTTCACGAATAACGTGCATGAACTCTTGATCCGACAGGTGCAGTCGCAACTCTCGAGCCAAACGGAAACCGAGATCGATTTGTCCACTTTCAACCACCCAGTCATGGCGCTTCACGTCGCCAGCGGCGCGGGCACGGGTGGTCACTGGTCCGGGCAATACTCGTTCGACAAGTCCACGCTCTACATCAACGGTACGCCACTCTTCGAAGAGACGTCGAACGTGTTCCATCACACGACGGTGCCGCTCACGCATTGCACGGTGCTCCCGATGCAGGCGCTCGACAACAGCCCGACGTTCACGTGGCCGTTCGCACTTTACTTGAACAAGTCCAGTCCGTCGGGGAGTTTGAACTACTCTCGACTCGACAACTCCAAGCTCCAAATTTACAATCCACACGGGAACGGAAACACCCAACATCGCATCTACGCGGTGAACTGGAACATCCTCAAAATCAAGGACGGTCTCGCCGGTGTTTTGTACGGATCGTAAATCCACCTCGCGCGTGCACTCACTTTTCTCATATTTTTACAAATGCGTGTTTGTAAAAATGTGATGACGACGAATCGTATGTGATTTGATTTTGTTTTAGTTCAAGTTGTTCACCGTGGATCGTCGGGTTCGGCGACCGATGACATTTTGCGCCGCGATGTTGGCGTTCGCGGAGCGTCGCTTCTTCGTCGGCTTGTTCGCCGCCGGCGCGACGTTCTTGACGGCGTTCTTGACGGCGTTCTTGACGGCGTCCATCGCCTTCTTTTCGCGCTTTTGCACGACGATGTACTTGGCGCGGAGGTTCTTCGCGCTCATTTTCGCAGCGTTGATGAGTGCGCGGTCCTTTTGGTTGCGCGTGAGGCTGCGTCGCTTCTTGATCAAGCTGAGAACAGCGTTGAGTCTGTTGGCTTCCTTTTGAAGAGACTTGTTCGCCTTTTCGAGGAGCTTTTCGGCGGTCGCCGGTCGCATGACGCCCTTGTTGGCGCGGACCTTGCGCGGCACACCCTTCGCCTTCGGGATGGCACCCTTAATGGCGATGGTATTGCGTCCTCGCTTGTTGAGGGCGCGTCCGATGCGCTTCGCCTCGGCGTTGAGCTTCTTCGCAGCCTTCGCCTCGACCGCCTTGGCGATCTTCATCGCCTTCATGGCATTCTTGTTAGCCTTGGCGGCGTTTTTCGCCGCCTGAGCGAGCTTTCGCTTTTCGATCGTCGCCGGTCGGATCACGCCCTTGTTGGCACGGACCTTGCGCGGTCCACCCTTCGCCTTCGGGACGGCGCGCTTGAGCGCGCTGAAGCGTCCTCGCTTGTTGAGGACTTGTCCGATGCGCTTCGCCTCGGCGTTGAGCTTCTTCGTAGCCTTCGCCTCGACCGCCTTGGCGATCTTCATCGCCTTCATGGCATTCTTGTTAGCCTTGGCGGCGTTTTTCGCCGCCTGGGCGAGCTTGCGCTTTTCGATCGTCGCCGGTCGCGGACCACGCGTGACGCCCTTGTTGGATCGGACCTTGCGAGGTCCGCCCGTCGCCTTCGGGACGGCACCCTTAACGGCGATGGTACCACGTCCTCGCTTATTGAGGACTTGTCCGATGCGCCTCGCCTTCATGTTGGCGATGCGCTCGCGGTTTTGAATCCCGCGGACGAGCGCTTGGATCTTGGTCGCCGCAATGCTCGGCGCCATGTTGGACGCGTTGATTCGCTTGGATCGTCTGGTTTGAACGGCCATGGTGGTTTTGTGTTATGAACTATAGAGAGATTTTTTTTTACGACTCGACGTCTTCCTGTGATTAAAATCTCAGTACGTAGTACCACATGATCGTGATGATGGGTCCATCCCCCACCCCTGAACAAATGCCCATCGCTCAGGCGCAGGGTTTCCCGCTCTCACAGACGCAGATGATTGCGATCGCAATCATCGCCGTTGCATACTTCCAACGCGCCAATCTTGGACGCAACGGTCTCATGGCTGCCGCGGTGATCGCCGCCGGTCTCCTCTTGAATGAACGACGTCAAAAATCGTCGGGCTACTGCCCGGGTTGCCGCAAGTAAAAAACATCTTATTCAATACCATGATGCGCGCGGTTCGCTTGAACCCGAGTCCAATATCTACAAAGAAATGGCGCGTCACGCTCCACGACGGCACCACGGTCGACTTCGGTGCTCGTGGATACGATGACTACACCACACACAAAAACAGTCGACGCATGCGCAATTACGTCCGTCGTCACGGGGGTGTGATTTCCCGTGCACTCGAGCAGGAGACCGACGCGTCCAAGGTGCACTTTGGTATGCTGCGTGTCGACAGGAGCACGAGCGAGTCCTGGGGCACACGAGGCATCAAGACGCCAGGGTTCTGGTCTCGATGGCTCCTGTGGAGTCAGCCTAGCCTGAGCAAAGCGATCACGTTCGTGGAGAAGAAATTCAATCTACGCATCACTTGACCGAGTAGTGTCTGATGATCAAATCTCGATCGTCTCGCACGCGCTCGGTGTAATCGAACAACACCTTGGCGACGGTCACTTTGCGTCCCAAGTCGGTGACTTTACGCGCGACGGTCTCCGTGTCCGTGTCGATCACCTTTTCAATGTTTTGGAACAACTCCCTGAAATTTTCAAACCCGACGTCGGTCACGATTCGACCTTTGTTAATTTCATTGGCGAGATATCTCACCTTCTTGACGTACTCATCCGCCTTGTACGCTCGAATGTAATAGAGGTCCGTGCCGGGTAAGTACCCCAACGGCGCGGAAACGCTCACGACGAAACTCGCGAGGCACAGAAGGGTGATGACGACACCCGACATTCTTACCTATACTTCATAAATTTTAATCACCTCCTGAACACTCGGGTGACGCAAGATGTCACCGCTGTCCATGCGCACGACGTCAATGTGCGTCAGATCGAACCCCTCGACGCGGTAGAGGAGGTCGCTCAAGCCGTTGTCCGGACCGAGGTCGCTCTGGTCCGGGTCGCCCGTGATGATGAGTTTCGTGCCGTGTCCGACGCGTGTCAGTAACATCTTCATCTGCTCCTTCGTCGCGTTTTGCATCTCGTCCGCGATGAGCCACGTGTTCGTGAAGGTGCGTCCGCGCATGAATCCGAGTGGTTCAACCGCGAGGAAGCGCTCGATCGCCGTTCGCGAGTACGTGCTCTCGAAGACGTCGTACATGGGCATGGTGAACGGAAGCATCTTCTGTTCTAGGTCCCCTGGTAAATATCCCAAATCGCGATCGTCCGCTGGAACTATCGGGCGCGTGACGACGATGCGTCCTCGATTTGCACCGCCGACGAATGACAGCGCCTCGCGACACGCGAGCATGGTCTTACCACACCCGGCTGGACCGACGCCGATGACGATGGGTTTCGAAGATTGAAGGGCTAGGAGATATTTACACTGACCGGACGTTTGAGGGAAATGTGACATTAAAAGAAAATCACATATTAAAACTATAGAAAGGTATGCACACCTTCCATGCGATACAATTCAAGGTCACGAAGGGTTTCGTCACGATGACCGATCCTGATGACAAGCCGAGGATGTTGACGTTCAGGGACAAGGAGGTCGCGGAGAAATACGCCACGTACCTCGCACGGTTTCGACGCGCACACGGCTCGTTTCCAGCACTCGACCTCACGAAGAAGAACATTTTCATTCGAAGCAATAAGTCAAAAAAACCAATGTCCGAGGAAATCATCCGACGTCACATGAACATTGTCGACTTGTACGAGTCCGATCTCGACTCAATCGCATTGAAGTCGGGCATGTCATTCTTTTACTTCACACGTTCGTCTATTCCCCCACGAGCATGTTCGAATCGGTGTCGGTTCGTGGACAGAACATAGACGGCACCGAAGACACGGAACTTCTTCGACAACACCTCGAGATGCGATTAAAAATAAAATGAGCATGACATTCATGTGTGGCATCGTTTCTTTATTCGGGGAAGAGCGACATGTCCCTCAAGGACTCCTAACACACCGAGGTCCGGACGATTTCAAGTCCGTGACGTTAGGAAAGTGTAGGATCGATTATTACCGTCTCGCGATCAACGATTTAAGCGCGTTGGGTATGCAACCGTTCGAATACAAGAACACCGTCATGTTTGCGTGTAATGGTGAGATTTACAACTACAAAGATCTTCAGGTGGGTGAGGAGATGAGTTCGAGCGATTGCGAACCCGTGATGCACGTGATCCGTCTGCTCGGGGCGAAGAATGCGTTGGAGATGATTCGTGGAGATTTCGCATTCGTGTACACCGACGGGTCGCACGTCATCGCGGGGAGAGATCCAGTGGGCGTCCGTCCGCTGTTCTACACCCGGTACGCCGACGACTCCATCGCGTTCGCCTCGGAAGCAAAGGCGCTTCGGTTCCTGGCGACGCCCATTTGCGTGTTCCCACCCGGTCACTTTTACGATTCAACGATCGATGATTTCGTGTGTTACTACACCACACACTGGAGGATCAACGGATCCGACCGAGCGTTGAGATCCTGTGGGGTTGAACTACAAAAGACGCTCGAGGACGCGGTGAAGATTCGGCTGAGCATGAGCGACCGCCCCAAAGGATTCCTTCTGTCAGGGGGGTTGGACAGCAGTCTGGTGTGCGCGATCGCACAGAAAATGTCACACAGACCGATACGAACCTTCTCCATAGGTCTCCTAGGAAGCCCGGATCTCGAAGCCGCTCGCGTCGTCGCGGATTACATAGGAAGTAACCACACCGAGATACATTTCACGCTCGAAGAAGGGGTCGCCGCGATACCCGACGTGATTCGAACGACCGAGAGCTGGGACACGACCACGATTCGCGCGAGCGTACCAAACTACCTGCTGTGTAAGTACATAAGCGAAAACACGGACGTCAGATACATATTTAGTGGTGAGGGTAGCGATGAAATTTTGGGTGGATATTACTATTTCAAATACGCCCCGGACGTGAACGATTTCGCGATGGAGAACATGCGACGCCTGCGCCTCATTCACCAGTTCGACGGACTCCGCGCGGACAGGTGCGCCGGTCGATGGGGGTTGGATTTGGTCGTGCCGTTCTTGGACAAGAATTTCATCGAGGCGTGCATGATTATGCCACAAAAGCTGAAAATGACGACACTCGAAAAGGACGTGATTCGTCGCGCATTTCACGGTTACCTTCCGGATCTCGTGCTCTACCGAAAGAAAGACGCGTTTTCCGACGCCGTGGGCGCGGATTGGGTTCGGCGACTTCGAGATTTGGGCGATCTTATTTCGGACACGATGATGGACAACATTCGTCTCATGTGTCGCGGACACAACGAACCGAGGACGAAGGAAGAGGCGTTTTACAGGGAACAGTTTTGGTCAGAGTTTGGTTCGATGAACGATTCGCTCATTCGTGAGTACTGGCGACCTCGATGGACCACGGAGACAGATCCCAGCGCGCGTTTACTTATAGAAAACGATCGAGTGAAATAAAACATGACTGAACTGGTCAAGAAGTTCGACTGCAAAAACAAAGAACACGTGGAGTGGTTGAAACATTTCACGAACTCCATGGCGAAGGCGACGTCAGGGGACAAGGTGGACGTCGACATCGTGCGTGTCATGGAGATGAACCCACTGAAGGTTGCGGTCGAGATTCCGGCTATGCCATACATTCACTTTCAAGTCGCTATGAAATACACGACCGCGGTCCTCAACGGCGACGCATGGATACCGACGTAAAAAATAAATATATGAAATACATGATATACATGAATCGCTGGCTCGTCATCAGCGTCGTCCTCATTCTCGCCTTCTTCTGGTTCAGGCGCGGCGAACGATACAGCGTGCGCGACGATTGGAAAACCGATCGCATCGATTTCAACGTCGCCCGCCGTGTCTCCGGATTCTTCGACAAGTGCTCGCCCGAGAACCTCGAAGACTGCAAGCGCGGTCGCACGGGATTCGAAGGATTGCCCATCGCTTAAAGATGAGCACCGTTAGTGAACAGAGTGAGAGCACCATGCACGCCACGCGCGCGTACGTCGTGAAACAATTCGCAGAGATTCTCAATCTTTCCGAGGAAGACGTCACCATCGTCAATCTCGAAAAGAACATCCTCAACCACGCCGTCGAACGAGTCGCCGAAGATGCCGCGTCGTTCGAGAATGAATACTTTAGGACACTGTACAAATGCAAATTTCTGTCTGTCAAAAACACGCTGTTGAAGAACGATGGACTGAAAGCGAAGATTCAAAACAAGGTGATCAAGTCGTCGGACGTGATCAATCTCAAACCTTGGGAAGCGCTACCCGATGGACCCTACGCCGCGGCGCTCGAGGATCGCATGCACAAGGAGCTTCGCAAGGAATGGTTCGCAAACGAACAACGAAATCAGACAGGGTTCTTCAAGTGTCGGTGTGGGTCGAATAAGACGACGTACCAGCAGGCGCAGACGCGGTCGGCGGATGAACCCATGACCACGTTCGTGTCGTGCATGACGTGTGGTAAGAATTTCAAATGCTAGAAATGTTCGTAGGTCACCGTGTGTAGTGCGTGTCGAGTGTGTGTGAGATCGGTTGGCATGTCGCCGACGGACAGGATGAAATTATACCCAAGTTTCATCTTGAGTCGACCCTTGTCCTCTGGGTTACAAAATCCAAGGTCGTCGTATGGGATCCCAAACTCACCCAACTGCTCGACCGTGTAGTCTATGACTTCTTGTAATCTAGGACGCGCCGTTATTATGATGACCCTGTACCCGTGCGATTTCGCGTAAAGCAACACGTCGAGCATCGGTAAGATGACCAGTCCGTCGCTCGCTCGAATCAACGTGTCGTCGATGTCGAACATCACGGCATCGTTCTCGTGTACTGGTCGATACATGTCCAGATAGTACATTCCCCATTCCTTGAGCGCGTCCATTTAAAATAAGACGACATAATAATGGAATGCGAAGCGACTCAGGTTCGGAGACTACATCGAAGGATCTCTCGACTCGCACTGGGACTGTTCGTGCTGTGGAACTATATCGTGTACTATCGTGTCCAGTGTGCTACGAATACGTCGGAGTCACAACTCTCAGATGTGGACATGAATTATGTGTTCGATGCCTGAAACGCTGGTCGCGCAACTGCCCCACGTGTCGATCCGATGATCACATAGAATTCGTCGACGAAGATTTCGTGGATTCGTACGACGAAAACGCGAGGAAACTCCGCGCGCTGCCAAACGAGTACACGACCACTTTGGGTGTGTTCGCGTGTGCGTTGGACACGGGATTCGTCGTCATGTCTCGCGCGGCACGCGGTTAAAGAAAATATGAAATCTTAGTGTAATGGCACCCTACAGTCCGCCACTCAATACACATTACTCGGAGATGGATGTCTCAGACTACGACCCGGAGATGATGTACGATTTCATCGGTAAAAAGGGTCACCGTATGTATTGGCTGACGAGGTTTCTTGAACTCTCGTACCTGTGGTACGACGACGTTCGTAAAAAAATAGAAATCTGGGGACCATTCTACGCCCACGAGAACAAACAGAGCGAACACGTCATTCGGTGCGAACTCGACCATTACTTTAGGAATCACGTGTTGTAATGACGAAACCCCACTCGATCGGAACGAAATATTCGAGCGCGACACGCCACCCGTGCTCTTCCAATATCGCCATCAACTCTTCCGTGTCTTCAGACGGTCGCCCGTGTACGTACTCGTGACACTTCTGCATGTTCACCACGGGGTCTGACCACTTCACGGAAAGATACACGTCTCGAAACGCACTGACGACAAATCCTTTCTCTTCCAAGATTGTAGTGATCACTTCCATATGTACATGTCATGGGAAAAAAGGCTAAGAAACGGGCGCGAGGAGTCGTTTCAAAAAAACGCGTCGGAGGTACGCACCCACGAGGAATCCCACGACGTTCGTTACATTTTCACCCACGCTGTAATGCCACGTGTGCACCTGACTGTTTCGTATGCCCAACGCCCGATCGATGACGTTCTCGTGCTTGGGTTCGCCCGCGTACACTTTTCTGTACCACAACGGCGTGTCTTCTTGCTTGGGTGACAGACATCCACCCAGTCGCTGGACCACGTCGGGTCGACTCGACAACCAATACTCAAATATCTCCCACGCGACACCGATCGAGATCCAAAACCAAAACTGTTTCGGGTACAGCGCACCGAGTAACATGTAGAAGAAGAGGTGTCCGTACTGAAACCCATACGCCTCTGTCCTGTAACAATCCGTCGTCGCGGCGTCGCCACACGGGCATCGATGTCCGTGTCTGATGAACCACAACACGAAAAGCAGGGGGATCATATATTTTTATGTGGTGATAATAATATACGATGGCATCGCGACAGCTCGTCGGTAGTCTGGACCCGAATTTTGAACCGATCAACAACAGGTACATGCGCCAGAATAGTCTGATACTCGACGAGGAAGATCTCGTGCGAAGAAACAATCGCAAGGTGCGCGTGCGACACGTCGCACCCGGGAACAAAACCAACTACCACCCACGCCTTCGTCGCAAATACAACAAGTACGGCTCCAAGGGTAAACTCACGCCTGGGTACATAGCAGACGCGTATGACAACGGTTCGATGATCGATAACCCGGCTTTGACGAGAGTGCGAGGTCGATACACGACGCAGCGACAGTGTAAATACGTACCGAAATTAGCGTTGATGAAGATGGCGAAGGACATGGACATCGCACCATTCAAAAAGTCCAGTGCGACCGATTTCAAGAAAGGAAGTGACCTGTGGAGG